TTTTATGATCTACATGCGCCACCCGGTCCACGGCACCAAAGTTGCCACTATGGAAGCCGAAGCGATTTATGATGAAGAGAGCGGCTGGAAACGCTATACTCCCGGCGAAGCCCCGCCCTCTGACACGTCAGAGCCGGTAAATGAACTTGCACCCCGGCGGCGCGGTCGCAGGCCGCTGAATGAGGGAATAGCCAGCTATGACGACAGCCGGGGATCAGATTAACGGAGCCCTTCGCCTTCTGGGCGTCTTGGCCGAAGGCGAGACACCATCTGCGGCTACGTCGCAAGACGCGTTGTTCGCGCTCAATCAGATGATCGACTCTTGGGGCACGGAAAAACTCTCAACGTTCACAACGCAAGAGCAGGTGTTTTCGTGGTTGCCGGGGCTTATCAGTCAGACGCTTGGCCCTTCCGGTGACTTCGTTGGCGACCGTCCTGTCCTTATGGACGACGCGACGTATTTTGTGGACGCTTCGACCGGCATTTCCTACGGCATCAAGCTGATCAATCAGCAGCAGTACGATGGCATCGCGGTTAAAACCGTGACCAGTACTTTTCCACAGGTAATGTGGATTAATACCAACTACCCTAACATCGACATGCACATCTACCCGGTGCCCACCAAGGTACTGGAATGGCATTTCATATCGGCGGCGCAACTAACCCAGCCTGCCACCATCGCAACGCCGTTGTACTTCCCGCCGGGCTATCTGCGGGCGTTTCGGTACAATCTAGCTTGCGAATTGGCTCCGGAGTTTGGCGTGGAGCCGTCTGGTACGGTCAGCCGGATTGCGATGTATTCCAAACGCAATCTTAAACGCATCAACAATCCTGACGACATCATGTCGATCCCCTACGCCATCGTCAGCACCCGCCAGCGGTTCAACATCTTTGCAGGTAACTTCTGATGAAGAGCCCGATCCTTGGCTCCGCATATGTAGCCCGTAGCGTCAACGCTGCGGACAACCGCATGATCAACATGTTTCCAGAGGTTGTGCCGGAAGCTGGAAAAGAACCCGCGTTCCTTCAACGCGCGCCAGGGTTGAATTATCTTGCTACGATGGGCGCAGGCCCGGTACGCGGGCTCTGGCAGTTTGGCAACTACGGCTACGCCGTGTCCGGTACATCGCTTTATAAGATCGACAGCAATTATAACGTCGTGTCCAAAGGCACCGTGGCTGGAACCGGTCAAGTGTCGATGGTGGACAACGGTACGCAGTTGTTCATTGCTGCGGGCGCTACTGGATATATCTACAACTCCAGTACGGACGTGTTCGCGCAGATCACGGACGTTGATTTTGCGGGCGCGGTGACTGTCGGGTTCATTGACGGGTACTTCGTCTACAACCAGCCCAACAGCCAGAAGTTTTGGGTTACATCGTTGTACGATGGCACGTCCGTTGACCCTCTCGACTTTGCCAGCGCCGAAGGTTCGCCTGACAATCTGGTGTCTTTGATCGTAGACCACCGCGAAATCTGGCTGTTTGGGCAATCCTCCATCGAAGTTTGGTACGATGCTGGTCTGCCGGACTTTCCTTTGTCGCGTATCCAAGGCGCGTTTATCGAGATTGGTTGCGCTGCGCCATTCTCCGTCGCTAAGCTTGACAATGGCGTGTTTTGGCTTAGTTCAGACGCTCGCGGGCGCGGCATGGTATACCGCTCCAATGGCTACGCTGGCGTCCGTATCTCGACGCACTCCGTCGAATGGCAGATCCAGCAATACGCCGACATCACGGACGCCGTGGCCTACACTTACCAGCAGGACGGTCATTCGTTCTATGTACTAAATTTCCCCAGCGCCAACATCACTTGGGTCTACGACGTGGCTACCCAAGCTTGGCACCAGCGCGCCGGTTGGCTCAACAACCAGTTCACTCGTCATCGCGGCAACTGCCAGATGGCGTTCAACGGGCAGATCGTAATCGGCGACTATCTGACCGGCCAGATCTATGCTTATGACCCCACGATCTACACCGAAGCGGGCTCTGTCCAAAAATGGTTGCGCTCGTGGCGGGCGCTGCCCACCGGCACCAACAACCTGAAGCGCACCACGCAACACAGTTTGCAACTCGATTGCGAGGTAGGTGTGGGTTTGGACGGCGCAACGCCTGCAACGACGACCTATCTCAGCAGCATTTCGTCTGACGCCGCGTCTGCGGGCGCGATCAGCGGCGAATCGGAAGAGACCACAAGCAAGATCATTGTGCAAGGTTCCGATCCGCAGGTCATGTTGCGCTGGTCGGATGACGGCGGGCACACTTGGTCCAACGAACATTGGCGGTCAATGGGCAAGCTCGGCGAGACCGGGCGCCGCGTCTTGTGGCGCAGGCTTGGCATGACCTTGAAGCTCCGCGACCGCGTGTACGAAGTGTCGGGGACTGATCCGGTCAAGATCGCCATCATGGGTGCGGAACTGATCGTGAGCCCAACCAATGCCTGATAACATCACACAGATACCGGCTCCGCGTGTTGCCATTTGGGACACAGTGACAAACTACGTCACGCGCGGGTGGTATCGTTACTTCTACAACCTCTACGCTATCCTTGGCAGCGGATCGCTTCGCAGCGGGGCGTTCTACGACACCACTACGCAAACCGCCGCCGTCATCAACACGGCTTACGCCATCACGCTTAACAACACTAGTTTGACCCAAGGCGTCAGCATTGGAACGCCAACGTCGCGGGTTTATGTGGACCGCACGGGCTCGTACAATATTCAGTTTTCGCTGCAACTGGTCAGCACAAGTGCATCAACTAAAAACGTGTACATTTGGGCGGACGTAAACGGCACGTCAGTAGCGCAAAGTGCCACCAAATTAACTTTGACCGGAAGTGGGACCGCGTTGGTTGCCGCGTGGAACTTTGTCATTCGCATGAGCGCAGGTGACTATTTCCGGTTAATGTGGTCTACTTCCGACACAAACGTTCAAATAGCCGCTGCGGCGGCTGCTGCGCCTGTACCGGCCATCCCATCGGTCATCTTGACCGTAGCTGCAAATATAGGTGAATAATGGCTGTTCTCACTCCATCTCCCAAAACAGCTTTTGTTGACGCAGCAGGCGAGCCGCTGGTTGGCGGGCAGTTGTACACTTACATTGCCGGTACGACGACGTTGCAGGCCACTTACACGGACGCGACAGCGACGACGGCCAACACTAACCCGATTATCTTGGACTCGCGAGGCGAGGCTAACGTTTGGTTGGGCGGTGCAATCTACAAGTTTGTGCTGAAAGACGCGGATGGCGCGTTGATCTGGACGGTGGATTACATTTCGGCCCCCACGGCTGCGGTGTCGCCCGTGTTGTCGGGTAACGTCACCATTGACTCCAACACATCCTCGCCTGCATTGACGATCACGCAGACCGGCACGGGCGCGGCGCTTAAGGTGCAAGACTCCGCTGATCCTGACGTAACGCCGTTCATTATCGACGCCACCGGCCAAGTTGGCATTGGAACGGCTACGCCCGTGTCCGCATTGGAGATTGCCAGCCCTGGCGTGTTTACTGGCGCGTGGGCCTACCTTCCCACTGGCACGGCAATGCTGTTCGCGCAGACAGCTGCGCCCACCGGCTGGACCAAATCCACCACGCACGACAACAAGGCTCTGCGCGTGGTGTCTGGCGCGGCCAGCAGCGGCGGGTCTGTGGCGTTTACGACCGCATTTGCGTCGCAGGCGGTTGCGGGTACGGTCGGCAATACGGCTCTTACTCTCGCGCAAATGCCCGCGCATACGCATACGGTGTACGGTGCTGGCGCGGCTTCTGGCAGCGGCGCTAGTGGTCTTACAAGTTCTCCTGGAGCTGGCGGAAACCAAATTTCGTCTTCGGAAGGTAGCGGCGCGACGCACACCCACACGTTTACCGGCACGGCGATCAACTTGGCCGTGTCTTACGTCGATGTCATCATCGCGACCAAGGACTGACGATGCAGCTCAAAAATGGATCATTCTGCCCGCTGATCAAGAAAGAGTGCGTCCAGCTCCAGTGCGCTTGGTTTACGCAGTTGCGCGGGACGCATCCGCAGACCGGCGCGGAGATTGACGAGTGGATGTGCGCCATCTCGGCCATGCCCATGTTGCAGATTGAAATTGCCAAGGAGGCGCGGCAGGGCGCTGCGGCAACCGAGAGCTTCCGAAACGAGATGGTGCGGGCGCAGGCCGAGGTGCTGCCGTCGTTCATCAAACAGTTGTCATGAGGTGACGTATGCTGCCTGCTGAAGCCAACACGCTGGAACTTGACGCGCCCCGCCCGCCGGTGACGGAAGCGCAAGTGCAGGCGCTTGAAGCAGAGTTATTGAAGTACCCTCAGCCTGAATGCCCGGTCATTCATCGGTTTGCGCCGGGTCTCTACATCCGCGAATTGACCATTCCTGCGGATACTTTTGTGATTGGGCACAAACAGAAAATGCCTCAGTTAAACATCATGTTGGCTGGGCATATCATCCTGACCAACGAAGATGGAACGCGCACGGAGCTAGTTGCGCCGCAAGTGTTTGTAGGCCCGCCAGGGCGCAAGATTGCCTATGCTGTCGAGACGGTGATCTGGCAAAACATCTATCCTACGACCGAGACGGATGTCGCCACGCTAGAGGCGACGTATCTGGACAAAAGCTATTCATGGCAGATCGCGCAACGTGACCAGCAAATGTTGCTGAGCTTCAGCCACCCCGAAGACATCGCGGATTTTCATCTGGCTATCGCCGAGTATGGTCTTGACCCCGACACGGTGCGGCAGATCTCCGAAGATCCCTCTGATCAAATTCCGTTTCCTGTAGGTTCATACAAGGTCATGGTTGGACCGTCGCCTATCGAAGGTAAGGGTCTGTTTGCTACCGCCGCCATCGCAAAAGGCGAAATGATCGCACCGGGGCGTCTTGACGGGATGCGGACGCCTGCCGGAAGATACACAAACCACAGCAAGCGGCCCAACGCGGTCGCCGTGCTGGCGGACAACGGGGATATACATCTTTTTGCTACATGTGATATTGTGGGCTGCAAAGGCGGCGATCTAGGTGACGAAATCACATTGGATTACCGACAAGGGCTCAGTTTAGCCTCAAGGAGAGACTAAAATGTCAAGTCTTGCAGTCGCCGCGCTGGGCGGAACTGGTGCAGCTATCCTTGGCGCGGGCGTATTGGGCGCTGGCGCGGGTATCTACGGCTCCAGCCAAGCCGCTAATGCTCAAGAGAATGCCGCAGCGCAAAGCGCCGCCGTTCAGCGAGAGATGGCGGCTAACAGCATTGCCGCCCAAAAGGAAATGTACCAGCAGGGCCGCACGGACCTGCAACCGTACCGCGAAGGCGGCGTCGCCGCGCAAAACCAACTTTTGGCGTTGCAAGGCATCGGCGGTGATACGACTTCGCCGGAGTATGGCAAATACGCCAAAGATTTTAGCATGGCAGACTTTACCACGTCTCCTGGCTATCAATTCAGCCTTGACCAAGGACTACGGGCAATCAAAGCCCGCGATGCGTCGCAAGGGCGAACATTTTCGGGCGCAAACGACAAAGGCATTCTTGATTACGCTACAGGTAAAGCTTCTGGCGAATATCAAAATGCGTTTAACAATTACATGACCAGCCGTAATGCGCGGCTTGGGTCGTTGCAAAGCCTGTATGCTGGCGGGCAAGCGTCCGCTGCTGGATCGGCGGCGCAGGCCGGGGCGTTGGGTACGAACCTTGGAAATACCTACACAGGGCTTGGTCAAGGCATTGCGCAGGCGGATGTTGCAGCGGGCAATGCACAAGCGTCAGGCTACCTGAACCAATCTAACGCGGTGACGAACGCGCTCAATCAGGGCATGAGTTCGTATACAATGAACAATTATTTGAACCGGATCAGCAACCAAAATCCGTATGCGTATGGTTCCGCTGGATATACCGGCCAAGGCCCGTTCATGAGCGGCGTTCCCTCCGGAAATTAAGGACAGAACGATGGTTGACTATAGCGCCGCGCTTCCGCAGCTCCAGCAGTACCAAGCACCGAATATGCTTGCTATGGCCGAAATGGCTAACAAGATGCAACTCCATCAGGCCCAACTGGCCGAGGTGCGGCGAACCGCACAGGAACAGAACCAGTTGCGTCAAATGGCGGCGTCGGGTGTGGACCTGTTTTCGCCTGAAGGCATAAACCAAGTCGCACGTTTTTCGCCTGCGTTAGCTGCAACTTATGCAAAAGAAGCGGACGCGCGCAAAACAGCGGGCCTTAACCAAGAGCTATTGCGGGCGCAGGTAGGCCAGATTCCTCTTCAAAATGAAAAAGCCTTGGGCGAAGTCAACGCGCAAAAACAGACCGCAATGGCTGCGGATCACAAGCATTTTACGGAATTGTTAAACAAATCGTTGGCGTATAAAGATGACGCGCAAGCTGCGGCGTCATACGACGCTGTGCGCGCTAACGCGGTGCATAAGTACCCCGAACTGGCTAAAGTATGGCCCGAAAGATTTGACCGTGACGTTCTAAATGGGCAAATGAAGACCGCGCAGGAAACCGCACAGGCGCAAGCCGCAGAGAAATTGGCCGCGCAAAATAAAACGACTGTTGTAACAGGCCCCGGCGGTGTGCCCCTTAATTTTAACAAGGATACTAATACATACGTCGTAGGCCAGCCTGCGCCTACCGCTGCGGGCGCGCCGTTTGCCGTCCCTGCTAATACACCTGCTGCGGTTAGGCAGCAGACTACCGTTGCTGCCCCCGCTATTGGTGACGCATATTCGCGAAACCTTGACGCTGCCGAAGGCAGGGATAAAAATTCCCGTTCAACGGCGCAGGGATTTGGTCAATTCCTTAATGGCACTTTTGTCGATACGGCCAAAAAAGTGTTTCCTGAGTTGGCGAATAAATCGCCTGCGGAAATTCTGACGTTGCGCGGCACCAAGTTGGCTGATGGCACCCCGATAGAATCCGCGCTGGAACAACGGTTCCGCACGGACAACATTGCATCGTTGGCAAGCGCAGGCATCCAGCCCACGCCCGGCAATGTTTATCTGGCGCACTTCCTTGGTGCTGGCGGGGCGCGTAACGTCCTCAGTGCCGACCCTAATACGCCGCTGTCGCAAGTCGTCAGCGCAGACGCTATCAAGGCCAACCCAGAAGTTCTTGCGCTCAAAAACAAGACTGTGGGGGATTTGCAAAACTGGGCCAACAGCAAGTTTGGTGGTGAGCCCGGTTTGGCTGCGTCCATGACGGCTGGCAACGCACGTCTGGGCGGCGCTCCCGCCGGGTTTGTGCCTGCGGGCGGCGCGCCCATGTCGCCCGGCGCACCTACGGTCAACAACGCGCTTATGGCTAATATGTTTGGCGCTGCGCCCCCGCAGAATGCGATGTTGTCGTTGCAACCTCAAATACCGGGCGCGCCGACGCCTGCGCCAATATCTACGGTTTCGCAGGTTGCTATGCCTACGCGTCCGCCTGCAACTACAATTGAAGAACTTACCGCACGCGCTGGCGAAGCAAAATTGGCTGAAAAAGGCGCGCAAGAAAAACAGACCATACAAATTAAAGCGGATGCTGATGAAGCTGAAAAAGCTAAAATTCGTCAGGAATTTGATAAAGTCATGCTCAACATGATTCCCCAATACCAGACATTGGGTAGAAACCAACAGCTAATCGTGCCTGGCGAAACTTCGCTCGTTAACCGTGCAAAAGCAGTTGGTTCCACATTGTCACCGGGAATGACCACAATACTTTCACCGGATCGCGCCGCGCCCATCACCACACTGTCTAATTTGCGCCAGACAATGTTGTCGGCGCTTATGGGCGCGACTGGCTTGTCGTCAAAGAATATCGACTCTAACAAAGAAATGACCGCGTATCTGGACTCGTTAAGTAATCCAGGGCAACCCATTGGATCAATTGTTGATACGCTCAACAACTTGAGCGAACGGTTTGGCACGGGCCGAAAGATAACTGAAAAAGACCTTACTGGCGGAAAGACGCAGAATCCCCAATCTGATACCGTTGGTGCTACGCAGCGAAGCGGTGGAACAATTTCGGCTTCACCCGCGAAACCCGCCGCAACATCTGCTGGTGCTATCCATCCCGAAGCTATCGCAAAGCTAAAAGCTAATCCGTCTATGGCGGGCCAATTTGACGAAATTTTTGGCCCCGGCGCAGCGGCTAAAGTATTGGGGCGATAAATGGCTGAGAACCCTTTTGCGATCTATGCTGCGCCGCCAACAGATAATCCTTTTGCTGCGTATGCTACGCCCTCGGCGGATAACCCTTTTGCTGCGCCGCCTCCTGATGATGTCGCTGCGCTTGGTCAAGCGCGGCGGGCGCAACTTGCAAGCACTTTAAAAACGTCCACGGGGGCGGCGCTTCCATATGCAACAGCGGCAGGCATGGGCGCGGCTATGGGCGCGTTGGGCGGACCCGCCGCGCCGTTTACTGTTCCTGCGGGTGCAGTGGCGGGCATGGGCGCGTTAGCGTTGACTGACTTTGCGTCAAGTCTTTACAACGTAGCGGCTACGCCGTTTGGCGCTAGGCCCGTGCCATCCGGTTCTGAGGCGCTGCATAATATGTACGCCAAAGCCGGGATGTACCAAGAACCGACAACGCCGGAAGAAAAGTTTCAAGCAGCGGCTACTGAAGGCGCTCTTAGCGGTTTGAGCGGCGCGGGCGCGGCGCGAACCATCGCAAATAACGCTTTACGTCCCGGCGTTCAACGTGTGGCTAATTGGTTTGCTCAACAGCCTTTGTCGCAAGCGTTTGGCGGCGCAGGCGCCGCCGCTACGCCTGTCGCCATGAAAGAAGCTGGCGTTACCGACCCATATGCTCTTGCCGCAAGTAGTTTGGCGGGCGGTATTATTAGCGGTAAGGCTGGGCCAGCTTTGTTGGATACAGGCGTTCGCGCAGTAGAAGGCGTCCGCAATATCGCCAGAGGCTTGAATGTATCTCGTGACGAGGCGCTGGCAGCGGCGCGCGCAGATTTTCAAACTGCTACTAATTCGGGCGTTCGTTACGATCCGGCGGCATTCAATACGTTTTCGCAAGAAGCTGAAACTGCTTTACGCGCGCATAATTGGGATCCATTATCCAACCGCGAAGCCCCCGTTACTGCTGCGCTTAATTTGATACAACAACGTCAAGGGCAACCTACGACCATAGATCAATTGCATCATCTTCGCCAAGATATTGGTGATCTTCATGCGGGCGCATCGCCTCAAGCCAGTCGCCTACTCGGCGTCATACAAAATCGTCTGGATGATTTTATCACGACGCCGACTAATGCCACTGCCGCAGCAGGCAGTGTTGCCGAAGGACAACAAGCACTTATGGGCGGTATCGCCGGGTATTCACGCTGGGCTAAAAGCGAAGATATTCTTGAAGCCGTAGACCGCGCGTCGCAAAAAAAGAATTTTTCTGCCGCGCTTAAAAGTGAATTTGGCAAGATAACCAATAGCCCTAGTCGGCTTAGATATTTCAATCCTGAAGAACGAGCGGCAATTGCAGATATCGCAGAAGGCGGCGCAAATTCTACCGCACTTCAATTCTTAGGTTCGTTTAGCCCCGGTTTTACAAAATCCGGCGCAATACGATCCGTTTTGCCCGCCGCGATGGGAGGCTACGGTTACGCTACTGACAACCCAACTGCTATGGCTTTTGGCGCAGGCACAGCCGGAATCGGTATGGGCGCGCGAGGATTGCAAAACTTCATGTCGCGTGGGTACGCAAATGAATTGGCGGCGGGGATGCGTCGCGGCGACGTTCGCGCGCCTATGAACGCCTTTATTACGGATGTTGCAGGGCGTACAGTTCCGCAGGCGCTCATATACGCTCCTCCAACAACTGAATAGGCCCCCTGATGGACACGCAGACACTGATGAACATCGCGTCCACAGTCTCCATCGCCATCGGCGGCTGGTTTGCGCGGGAGGTCTGGGGCGCTGTCAAGGAGCTGAGATCAGACCTTCATGATCTGGAGGTAGACCTGCCCAAGTCCTACGTCAGCCGGTTCGACTTGGACAAGCGCATGGACCACATCGAAGACATGTTCAAGCGCATCTATGACAAGCTGGACGCAAAGGCTGACAAATGAGCACCACGGAAGAAAAGCAGGAAAAGTTCGCCATCGAGATGGCGGCGAGCGCCAGTAAAGGCGCGCTGGTCGAGAAGATTACCTTCGCGGGCATCCCGATCCTGTTCTCTTGCGTTGTCTATCTCATGAGCGCCCTATCCGGTGCTAACAACGAAATCATTCAACTAAAGTCCAAGGTGGCCGTCGTCGTCAACGCCGACAACAAGGCCATTCCGCCCCAAGGCACCACCATCGACATGGCGCAGATCCGCGAGCATTTGAGCGATCAAATCAGCAAGGTGGATCGGGAGAGTGCATTGGCTCGCGCCGCCATGACGCTCGACCGCGAACGTTCGATGGCGGCTATTGAAAAGAGCCGTATGGACATGGTGGCGGATGCCGCGCAGGCCCGCGCCGCTATTCGCTTTGATATGGCACAACTAATTGCGGCGCTCGACAAACGCATCACTTTGCTGGAAAAAGGGAAGTAGTCATGCACATGAGCCAAGGCGGTCTTGACGCCCTTCTCAAGAAGTTCGAAGGTTGCAAGCTGAAGGCGTACCGTTGCCCGGCAGGCGTCTGCACCATCGGCTACGGCCACACGTCGGCTGCGGGCGCGCCCCAGGTCATGGATGGCATGATCATCACGCAGGCGGACGCCGAAGACATCCTCAAGCGCGACATCGTCAAGTACGAGATCGCCGTAATGGATCTGGTCAAGGTCAAACTGACCCAGAACCAGTTCGATGTTCTCGTGGACTTTGCCTACAACGCGGGCGTCGGCAACCTCAAGTCGTCCACGATGCTCAAGAAGGTCAACGCTGGCGATCTTGACGCGGTGCCTGCCGAGTTGATGAAATGGACCAAGGGCGGCGGCAAGGTGCTGCCGGGGCTCGTCCGCCGTCGCCAGGCGGCGGGTGCATGGTGGACCGCACAGGATCAGGCGCATGATGAGCAAGAGGACCGTGCAGAACCTGATGCTCCTCCGAAAAGAACTATGGCGGACAGCAAGCAAGGTAACGCGGCGCTACTCACGGCAGGGCTCGGAAGCGTGGGTGTCGCTAAGGAGGTCGCAGCGCAGGCGAAGGATGCGTCTGACGTCGCAGATCAATTCGCTGGTCTACTCAGCAACCCGAACTTTGTTGCTATGGCGGCTGTCGTGGGGCTTGGTGCCGCTATCTGGTACTGGCGCAAGAAGAACATGGATGAACACGGTGTTTAGCCTGCTGTTTACGCCGATTGGGCGTTACGCCGTCATGGGCGTCATCATCGTAATGGTGCTATCCGGCGTCTACTACAAGATCCGCAGGGATGCGGTGGCCGAGGTTGAGGCCGCTGCGACTGCGGACGTGCTACGGAGGACAGGCAATGCGATTCGTTTTGGCGATGCTGTTAACACTTCCCCTGACCGGGTGCGTGACCCTGACCAGCACCGTCGAGACTAACGGCGCGGTCTGCACCGTCTGGAAGGACGTGTC